CATTGTCGAGGGCGTAATCTTTGGATTCGTCGCCCTCGCAATCATCTACGCCCCTGCAATCATCTACATCATAGCAAGCTGAGGAATACCCATGGCTTACAACGGATACACCAACCACGAAACGTGGCTTGTCAACCTATGGATGGAGGAACCACTCCGCATGTTGATCCAAGAAGATGAGGAATGTGGTGGCCGAGCCATGCGCGATCTTGTCTATGACTTCATCGAAATGGAAAACGGAAACCCAGCTTCACTCAGAGAAGACTTGATTGGATCAGCATTGAGTAGCGTCAACTGGTGTGAATTATATGACCTATACACAGAGGATAACCCAGCATGAGCGGCATTAACATCAGCGTACACAACGTGATCTCAGTAAAGGAGGAGACCATTGTGCATCCCACATTCACAGCAACCAGCCTGTATATCAAGACAGCTGACGGCGAGATATCTGTACTCTCACTGTTCAACGCCACCAGCATCAGACCAAAGCATATAGAATGGAGCAAGACATGACACACGACCTTGAAGTAAACGAATTGTTTTACACACCGACAGACATGGATGACTTGATGCGGTTCCTCAAGGATACACAAGAACCACTGGCCTCGATGGGTGCCATGCTCATGTGGAATCTAATTGCTTCAGGCAACCACATCAGTAAGGAGAGTTCGGATGGGTGATAGTGCGCGACCTAAGTGGGATTACAAGATTTCCGAAGAGAGGGTTTGGAGGTTGCGAGGCAGCATAAGGAAGATCACCCATCACTGGGAATTGACTGGCGTTGATACATCCCGCGACTGGCTTGAATTTCATCCAGAGGACGATGGAAAATTCAGGGCACCGAGTGGGTGGAACGAATTGTTTGAGTTTCGCCCAGATCATCGCGGCCTGATTTCACCGAATTACAAGGGGCATGCTGCCTGCAAGAGGCTTGATGAAATCAAGGCGTGGGAAAAGCAGAACGCCAACGACATAGCGGAATTGAAACGCCTTCAAGCAAAGCTGGGCTTGAGCGATAAGGAGGGAAAGCAATGATCAGAAAAGAACTACCTGAAGAAGGCGCAGAACAATGAATAAACTTGAAGAGCGGCTGCTTGATTTAGAGGAACGTGTGACGAAACTTGAGGAGAACTCTGATGTAGATGGTGATGAAATCGAATACATCCGAGTAGACGTACACGAAGCCCGCATCAAAAAGTTGGAAGATGAAATTTCACACTTAGAAGAAATGAGACCGTTTTGGGCAAAGGGGTATTCGAGTGACAGCATTGCTGCACAAACCGCCACTGGTGCTTTGTCGGACATATGGCGTTGTCTTGGAGTGAAAGATCAAACTGCTTGCATGTATGCACTTGAAGAACTGAAGAAACATAAGGAGAACGGTGCAATGACTAAACTTCAAGAGCTGAAGACTGCTCGTGATGTTGCTCGTGATAATGCTAAGGCTGTGTTGGCTGCTGCTGGTAATGCTGAAGCTGATGAGGATGCTGCTTGGGCTGATTGGGATGCTGCTAGTGATGCTGCTTCCGCTGCTTCTATGGATGGGCTGGATGCTTCTGATGCTGCTCGTGCTGCTGAGACTGCTTACGATGCCGAACTAAAGAGACTGCTTACGATGACGAGCTAAAGAGGACACAATAGGAGAACTCTAATGACTAAGCTAGAAGAACTGAAGGCTGCTCTCAAGGCTGCAGCGGCGGCTGAGGATACTGCTTGGAATGCGTACCTCGCTGCTGAGGATGGGGTTTCTGGCGCTGATTACGAGGCGGTTTGTGAGGCTGCTTGTGAGACTGCAGATGCTGCGTCTCATGCTAGAAATGCGTACTTCGCTGAACTGAAGAAACTGAGGGAACTCTGATGACTAAGCTTGAAGAACTGAAGGCTGCTCGTGATGCTTCTTGGGCTGCTTATGAGGCTGCTCGTGCTGCGTCTGCTGCTTATGACGCTGTTGCTTATGATGCTGCTTTTGGTGCTGCCGTTGATACTGCTTTTGGTGCTGCCGTTGATACTGCTTGGGGCGCTGTCGTTGATGCTGGGGAGGCTTACGAAGCTGAACTAAAGAAGATAAAAGAGGAGAACTCTAATGACTAGACTTGAAGACCTAAAGGCGGCTCAGGCTGCTTCTTATGATACTTCTGCTGCTGCTTGGGCTGCTGTTCGTGCTGCTTATGCTGTTGCTTGTGCTGCTTCTGCTGCTCATTCTGATGATTGGAATGCTTACTACGCCGAGCTAAAGAAGATACAAGAGGAGAAATCTAATGACTAAGTTAGAAGAACTGAAGGCTGCTCAGGCTGCACTTATTGCTGCTCTTGATGTTCTTAGTGCTGCTCGTGATGCTTACGATGCTGAGCTAAAGAAAACAAAGGAATAAACACATGCAGATTAAATCACCACCAATGACACGCCAGCACTATGAATTTATTGCTGACATCATGGGACCACAGGTTGCGTGGCCTTCACACCTACACTCAATAGCCGATGCACTTGAGTCAACCAACGTGCGCTTCAATCGAACTAAGTTTATTGAGCGAGCAACAAAAGCATGGGAAGATAACTACGAACCAAAGGAGATAGACGATGAAATCATCTACTGATTGGATTGATTGCCCCGAATGTGGTGGCACTGGCGAGCAAGAGTACGAGAGTAACGTGCCAGTGGGCTTCGATAATCCATACGGATACGTTGATACATACATGGATGACTGCACTAATTGCGCAGGCATGGGGGAGATTGAACCTGACCACCTTGACGACGAGCTATGACTACTGCATACACGCAGCATGAAAAGTTATTGGCAATCAATTCAAGACATGCACAAGGGACTAAAGGTTCCTTTGCACATTGTCTTCATCAAGTCTGGCGTCCCAACGTCAACTTATTATAGAACATTGAACGGTAAGACAGAGCTTCGGCATGAAACCGCGGCTAAGATATACCGAACAATGGAGTTGATGAAGGGTGCATCTCCCTCATCGGCAGACAAGAGAAAGCTAAAGTGATTGGAAGCCTATCGAGATATGATACTCGCGCTTGCAGACAGACGCAGAGAGCTGGGTTGGTCGCAGGAAAAGTTGTCATTCGAGATAGGATGCACATCGTCACTAATTCACAAGTGGGAAACGCACAAACGAATACCATCTGCGTTTCTATTTACATGTTGGCTCGACGCTCTTGGCTGTAAGATCGAAATCAGCTCGAAAGATTCTGAACAATCAGACCTTTCCATGTGATGCTTGCGGCAAACGCACTGAGTATTTCGTACAGATAATGGCTTCGATCAAGCCAGCTACATACCATACGATCTGCATCACCTGTTATGAGGAAGAGACATGGCAAACAAGAATAAGTCTAAAGGAATCTACCACGAAAAAAGAATCTGCGAGTGGCTCGACAAGATCGGCATCGAAAACTACCAAGTCCCGCTCTCGGGTGCGCTCGGCGGACAGTGGAGTGGCGACATCCACCTCACATTGGGCGGACGAAAGCTGGTAGCAGAGGTTAAGTACAGAGATAAGTCTAATTTCCCTAGCCCTTTCACTGTACTCGAAGGCAGAGACATAGCCTTTTATAAACGCAAGACAGGGAAACCCCAATCGTTGGTCATTATGCCAGCGGAATTGTTTGAACATCTATGTGGAGATAGAGAAGATGAACAGTCAGAACCAACTAATCAAAGCACACCTTGAATCAGGCAAAGCAATCACAAGCTATGAAGCCTTGGAATTGTACGGCTGCTTTCGGCTGGCCTCAAGAATATATGACATCAAGTCATCAGGCTATGCTATAAACAAGGACATGATTGAGTTACCTAACGGTAAGTTTATTGCATCTTACTCAAAAAAAACCCCCGACTTGCAGTGCGAAGCCTGACAAATCGAGGGCTAGTAAGAGGCGTATGAAGTCAATCGGACAAGGACAAACCATACAGGCAACATAAGCAGTGGAGGGCTATATGTATAAAGACATACTAATCGAAGACATCATTACTTGGCAAGTATCAAACGCTCACGCCAAGTATTTGTTAATGATTATAGCATCTTACACAAACAGTGATGGAGTGTGTTATCCCAGCATCACTAGCATTTGTGAGCGATCAGAACTCAGCCGCAGTACAGTCATACGCACAATCAACTGGTGTGTAGATAATAAATATTTGTTGCGATCATCAGGTCGAACAGGCGTAGCATCAACATATCAATTCACTTGCCTCATGGAGAATAGCATGGACGACGATCAAGGTAGTGTCACACAGACACCCCAAGTTATATCTAATATAATAAACATATCTGATAATAATAATAACACTACTTGGAGTGTCACACAGACACCCCCTACTTTCGACGCCTTCTGGTCTGCGTATCCTCGCAAGGTTGCCAAGGGTCACGCAAGGAAAGCATTTGAGAAAGCATGTAAGCTGGCTGACCCAGCCGAGATCATTGCTGCTGTTGGTAAGTTTGCCTACGCAATGCAAGATACTGACAAGCAATACATCCCGCACCCAACCACTTGGCTTAACGGCGAGCGATGGGAAGATGACATGGATGACGTGGCACCGCAGGCTAAGACCAATGCTGATTACCTCGATGACATCTTGTCCAACATGACCTCAAATAATCTAGCCATAGGGAAGGACTAACTCATGGAGTACACCCAACGTGTGCAAACCATAGGATCGTGGCTCCAGCGGCTACTCAAGCGGTACACGCCACCATCTAGCATGGACCAGAGCGCATTGTCCGAAGAGCTTCAGCTAATTGTCACCGACATCAACTCATACATACCTTCTCAGTTCGAAGCCAAGGACATGGAGATCGTACTTACTAAGGTCGATGCAAACGTCCGCGCTTATCAGGCGTCACGATCATGGCCAACCATTAAGACATTCATCGAGTCGACTAAGAAAGCTGTCGATGATTACAGTCGCAACACCAACTCAGAAGTCACGTCGATCACACTCGACAAGACCGATCACATTATCGTCAAGCAGGTTAAGCAAGGCTTGCCTATACCTGACTGGCTGCTCAACCCCGACTCATTCCAGCGTCAGAAATTATTAGAAGAGACAGACCTGACGCTCGAAGACCTGAATAAATATCTTGATCCTACTGCAAGAGTGCAGTAAATAAGTATCTGAAAGTGGAGGACTAACATGGAACGTAAAGGTTTTATAGGCGGCAGCGATGCAGTCAAAATTATGAACGGAAATTGGTACGACCTGTGGGCAGTGAAGACTGGCAAGGCAGAACCTGAAGATCTGTCACGCAATCTCGCAGTGCAGATGGGTACACTCACCGAGGACTTTAACATCG